CAAAATGGATTTATCATGCGCGAGTTCCAATGAGGGTTATTTTCAAACCGGCCCCCGCGATGGTGCTGCCGATCTGGTCGATGTCGATAGTGATTTCCGCGTCATCTGCGAGCGCGGAATCTGTAATCGTCGCTGCGGTTGCTGCGGTCGTGCTTGTCTTTTCCGTGGCGTCGATTGATAGCTTAGTGCCGAGTATTGAAGTCCCGCCTTCGTTGATATCCACAACGAGAGTGCTGCCAGTTGGCGCTGTGCCGACGCTTGCACGAACGGCAGTCAGTGTCATGGCGTGCGGCATTCGGAAAGTTAGCTTTGCCGTGCCGGTCGTTAGTGCCGTTGCTTCGTCAGAGCAGGCAAGTTGAATTGTGGCAGCGACGGCGGGCAATGGACTAAGCGCATGCGGATCAAGCGTGCCACTAGTGTTGCCGAGGTTAATATCACCGCTGCCAGTTGTGATGCTGCCTCCTGCGGTGGTGTTAATGCTGCCGCCGCTTATTCCAGGGCCGCCGCTAGTATTGATGCTACCGCCAAAGCCTCCGAATTGCCCGCCATCTGCGCTTCCGCCACTGGTGTTGATGCTGCCTGCGTTGCCAGCCGCAAACGCAGTCTCCATGAAAGAGGATGCGCTGCCGCCATCCATCGAAAGAGTGCCGCCGGTGCCGCCAGATGCTCCGCCATAAAGCGTCTCATCTGCGCCGTCTGCCCCTGAAATTCGACCGGCGTTTTGCGGATCGTAAATCGATTTGAGCATGTAAAGCGCGTCAAAGTAAGTCTTGAGCGTGGCCTTGATATTGGCCCAGCTCAACTTCTTGAGCACGTTACTTGCTGCGCTATCAATCAGCGGCACGGTGTCAGCATCAACAGGCGTTGTCTTAGCTGTTGCTCCATGGATGCTACTCCCGACGTTTGCGGCATCGGTGACATCCGCGAGGGCTTCGATTCCGTCGAGTTTTGTGATCTGCGTAGCGGTTGCCAAACCGTTCTGCGATGCGGTAGCAGACTGAATCGCGTCGCTGCCGCCTGTAACGTGCGAGGCTGCATGCGCTGTCGGCGTGCGTGCATCGGTGAACCGTGAATCATCGCCAGCGGCTACGGTGCCTGTTGTTGTGCCGACATTGAGCGTTGATGCGTTGCCGAGGCCCAGGTGAGTCGAGAGCGTGCTGGCATTGATGCCGAGCGCAATGGTTCCAGATGCCGTAATGGGCGAACCTGAATCAACCTCAATGCCGTCGCTGCCTGAAACAGCTACACTAGTCACGGTGCCTGATCCACCGCCCCCAGGAGGCACGGCAAGCGTGCCATCGTCACGCACAAACTTCGTGCCGTCTGGTGTGCCTGTGGCGATGTTGGCGATGGGAAGGACTCCGGTGACATCGGTGGTCAGATCAATCTGCCCAAGAGTGATGGCCTGCCCTGACAATGTGAGATAGTCAGGCGTGCCAGCCAGCGTCACGTCTCCGCTATTTGTGCCGCTTAGCGTGCCGGATGTGCCATCTGCAATCGTGATGCCGGAGTTCTGCGCTACCTTGCCAGTGGTGCCATCAAATCGAGCGATGGCGTTGTCAGTCGCGGATGCGGGGCCGGTGACCTTGGCGTCGAGCGCGGTCTGCGTGGCGGTGCTGATCGGTTTGTTGGCATCGCTGGTGTTGTTGACGTTGCCAAGGCCGAGCGTCGTGCGTTGCGCGGCGGCATCGGCATCGTCCATCAATGCAAGCCCTGCTGCCGTTGCGCTGCTGAGAGTCGTTAGCGCGGCGGCGAGCGGCTGCTTGTTATTGAGCGCCGTTTGCAGGTCGGTTTGATCTGACAACGTGCCGCCGATGTCTCCCCAGTTTGTCGAGCCTCCACCGCCTCCACCGCCGCCAGATGATGCAATGGTGCGGACTTGCGTGGTGTCGTTATCCGTAAACGTAATGTTGCTTCCGGCAGCAAGTCGAGCCTTTAACCAAGTCCAGGATGCCGCTTCTGTCGGGTCAGGCGGGTCATCTTCAGGAAGATTGAATGCCGGGACGATCTGAATGGGAAACGCGACGGCATGAGTTCCGCTGTCTGCCGTCCATTGGATCTCCGCGAATACGTCGAGCTGTTCAACACTCGCGCCGATTAGAGTCCTTAGCGCGGCGCTATCGCAATCGACTGCTGCCCACTCTGCGCTGTATCGCGTGGAGGTTGTTGAGCCTGTAGCGGCCAGCGTGGTATCTAGCAGCAAGACGTCACTTGTCGGCGTTGCTTTGATGACGACTCGCCCAGTGCTCCATCCGGTAACTGCCGAGACTGTGCCGCTGCTGTGAAACGCAAAGGCTAGCGTCTGCTTTGTCAGATGCTTCAATGGCACGTCTGGCGCGGCTGTTCCTGTTGCGCTCGCCGTAGCAACGTGAGAGTCGAGGTCAATGAATACGGTGTGCGTCACATTTGACGGCGCGTGTCAATTCACTAACCAGAATCAAAGTGGAGGGCCTGGCACATCGACCATGACATCGTACGCAACTCTGCCGCCGCTGCCACTATGTGAATTTTCCAGCGTGTAAGTGTTTCCCGGAACAAAAACCTCTGTTTCAATAGCTTCCGAAACGAAGTTGCTATCGTCATCCTCCACGACATAACGAATCGTAAGACGCCAAGGCTGGCCGCTAAAAACTTCAATTTCCGACTCGGCAGTCTCTCCAGCAAAAACGCCATCGGGAAGGACAACTGAGCCAGGGTCGGAGATGTTTTGCCAGTCGCTCCACGAGCCTCCATTGTAACGATTGCGATAACGCGCGCGAGTGCGGGGCCGCGACAGGCCAATAAAAGGCTGCCCAGTAAAAGCATCGGCGGCCATGCCTCGCGTTGGCGTTGGCGAGTCTCCGACATCAAAACCGCTGTATCGTTTCCAGCTCATGCTATGGGGCGGCCAAGGTGCCAAGCGCGGTAGCGTCCGGGCCGTTGTCGAGCAAAAAGGCGGTGACGTTGTTGCGAATCGTCATGGTTGCAATTCCGCCTGAAACATTGCCAATTTGATAATACTTTATGCTTGCAGTGTTGCTTGGAAGCCCGTCATTATGGCCTATTGTTGCGCTAGAAAATACTGCCGACGCTAGATATGCAGGGCTTGTGCTCGTCCATGTTAGGGTAAACGTAATCGCCAGCCAGATAGGGCCGTCGATTTCCATGTTGATGACATTTTCCGTGTCGTCCAGCGGCTCACCCGATAGCGTTACCATGCTTCCGTTAACGGTTCCTGGCGTTACGGCTCCAGCGCTTGAAACGTAAAACGGGTGTCTAGTTTGAGCCGCGCTAGATGATCCATTGCGGACTGTCTCACAGTAAAAGCCGGAGCTTGTTTCAACAATTTTAATCGTCGGGGACGAAACGGGCGTCCTTCGTCGGACGGCCTTCACAAGCGAATTGTGATGGTCAGCTTTTACAGAGTCGCCGCGCTTAACTTGTGGCAATGATTCAGGATTCATAGATTCGGCGGTCCCAGTTTTCAGCAAACGGCGCGGATTGATGCGTTTCGGTGAATGTATCCATCCCATCTGCGTTGCCAGATGCGGAAATGCCAGTCAGAATGAAATCAAACAAGCCTGAGCCTGCCAGCAAGCTGTCAGGCGATGAGAGGTCGCCAAGTTTTGCGGCCCCGACTGGCGCTTGGCCCCACGTCTTGTCGGTGTGCGTTATGCGGAGGACGATAGAAGGTGCAAATTTTGAGATTATGCCGTCCTCGATCAAATCAGCCGCCTCTTTTGCTAAGCCGGTATCAGATATCAAGCTATCCCTTCGCGGCACTCCATCATCATCAAGCGGCCCCAACTGAATCATTGCCTCTAGGACGCGCCTGTCCGCTCGGTCTAATTTATCGAATTTAGAAAGCCGCAAAATACTGATAGGCTCAACCACTGCGTCGTATTCGTATCGCGGCAAATTACGTGAGCTTGGCTGAGGTCCGACTACTGCGCTCGGCCCTGTAACGCCACCGACAGGAAAGACGCCCGCCGTTGACTTATAGTTGTAGGTGACCACTGCTATTTGACCTGGCTGGCGATCTATGTTTATCGACTGTATATATAGAGTCGAATCCATGATCTCGATTGGAAACGTCGCCTGCGTGTGCGTGTTGATGTCATAGGCTTCGTCCACCGGCATCGTTTTAGTGATCGTGTGCGTAACACCTTCGGATGTAATCGCGGTGTTGCCTTCTGGCGATTGCGTTTTGATGAGGCCTAATTGTGTGGCGGCCATTAGTTGTAGGACAATTGAGGGTTAAATGCTTTGACGCTTGCTGCAATATCAGCAAGCAGTGAATTGCTTTGGTCTATTTTGTCGGCCTGACTCTTTAAGAGTGCGCTTTGCTTCATCATCTGTTGTATTTGATCTGATGCCGATGATCGTAGCGCGTTGATGTTTGATCCTCGCCCTGCGCTAATATCAAGGTCGCCACGAAGCGGACTAAATGCAGCACGGCCCAAGTCACCAGCATTCTTTGTGAGTTGCCCTGCTCGCTCTGTTAGCTGCTGCTTTACGGCTTGCATTACCGGACCAGCGGCCATCTGGAATTTGCTTGAGAATAGGTCGAGCGTTCGGGATAATATGTTGCCACTTGGCGACTTCTGGTTTTCTGCGGCAAATCGCATTCCAGCCTCTCCAATTAGTTTACGCTTTGCATCTTGTGATATAGCGAAGCCTTGAATGCGAGCCAGCTCTTGCCCGTGTTTAATCTGTCGCTCCATTTGCATCGCGGCTTCTTTTTGACCGCTTGCTTTTAGCATCGCCACCTCGGTTTCTTGGCTTGATATTTGCAGGAGTCGCTTTGCTGTTTCTTCTTGCCCTTGGGCTAAATCAAGACGCTGCCGATCAATTTCAGCTTGCCGATCTTCAATAGTTGGGCCCGCTCCAATAGCGGCTTTAATATTCATCCACCCTCCCTTTGCAATATCAAGCAAAGATGACCCTTGCGCCGCTCCAGTTAAATCCGACTGCGCTGCATTTAGCTCGCGCATTTGTTTACTAATCCCCCCCATTGCATCCGCAACATCTACGAGAGATCCAACAGCGAGCGTTTTTTCTAGCTCGACGTTAAAATCTCTCGCTGCGTTCTTCATGTCCTCAAATGCTTTGTTTGCCGCATCGCGCATCGTAAACAAAGCACCGCCGACTGCGACAATGCCACCAAGGATCATGCCGCCCGGACCAAATACTGAAAGCATCTGCGAACCTTGCTGAGCCATGATTGTGCTCATTCGCGTTCCCATTTGCATCTGAACTGCGATGTCTTGCACTTGCTGAGACATCATGCCAAGATTGCGAAAGCCGCCGCCAGCCTTTGCCATTCCAGCACTCGCCCGGTTTACCTTTTCCGGCAAGCCTTTTACCGCCGCGTCAAACTGCGATGTATCGGCTCCAATAGTGACTGAGACTGCGGACATATAGGTGGGTAATTGTCAAAGCTCCCACTCGTCCAGCTCGGCACGGAAAGCGGCAAGATTGCGCTGCATTTCGGCTTCCGTTATTGGCTTTCGCATGGAGGCTTTATAGGTTTTCACGCCTTGCTGGCGAAGATCAACGTGCAGAAATTTGAGGAGCATAACCATCGGCCATTCCCATCCTACAACGTGCGGCGCGTGGCCGTGCTTCACGCCTAGCCAGACGAGGATTGATTGGAAGTCTGGCTCGTCGCTGTCGTCTGATCCAAAGGGAGGCCCTCGCTTTCGGTCTCAACAAAGGCGTCGTTGACGGCGCGGAGTTCGGCGGTCATGGCTGAAAAGATGGCGGGCAATTCTTGCGGAGGTAACGAGTAGCCGTGCGCTGTGACTGCATCGCGGAATTGCTCGTCTGTCATGCGCTCAAGCTGGTCGATTCCTGCCGTATGCACGAAATGCCACATTGCAGCGGCCTTGATGCGGTCATGTGCTGTTACTAGGTCCGCCCCGATGCCAGGGCAGCAGTGGCGCATTAGAAGCGCGTAGGAGTTGATTGAGAGTTGGCGCATATCTTCGGAGTGTGGGTTGTCTGCCGCAGTGTTAGAGCGGCGAAAATGGCAAGCGAGGCTGCACACATGGCAAGCCCTCCTGTGAGGTTATGAAAGCCTGCAATCAGGCAAGCGACGACGGCAATGAATTGGAGGCGCGGATAAATCATCTCTTGAGAGTCTTTAGAATGTGATCGGTTGCCTTCTTTGTATCGTGCGGCCCTATCAAGCCGAGCTTGCCGCCACGACCACGAATGACCTGCATCGGCATTGATTGCTTGATGTGGTCGATGCACGACACCATGTTTTGAAACGCGCATCGGATATAGGCAAGCGGATGCTCAGGGTTTGCCTCATGCCACCTTGCGTCATTCCAAGCCGCTATCATTTCAGCAGTCTTGAAGCGCCCGCAGATGCTTTGACGCTCAAGATACCAAGTTTGTTTCGGCGTGCCGTCTAGCGTCTCTCCGATGTAGATTTGCGGCCCCTCTGCCGGTTGAATACCCAAAGTGACGAGTGCCGCGAAAAGGCGCGTGTCATTGATCGAATGCGGGCGAGATGCCTGCGTTAAATACTCAGCTTTGGGCATATCTTCGGAGGGTTTGCGCTAACGGTTAGGCCGCGAAGTCGAAGAACGGCGTGGACCATAGCGTTAGGCTATAGGTGTGCTCATTCTCATTGCTGCCGGTCTGGCTGGCATCGGTGAGGATGACATCACCAAAGCCGGAAGCGGCGGCGGATCGGTAGAAATCCGCAGGAGTGTTTGCCAGCGTCACACTTGCCGCCATGCGCGTTGAAAATGCCGATGTCGCAGGAACGAGAGCCTCCAGCGTGATTTGTCGCTGGTCGCCGTAAAGAACGATGCCGCCCTTTTCGCCTGCCTCATTCACAATGATTTTCTTCTCAGTCGTGAAGGCGTCCGTCTGAGTGCGTAGGATCATGCCCGTCTGCGCAGTGACGCCGAAAACAGGCTTGGAGGTGCCGAGGATTGTTGCTGCCATAATACTCTTGCCAAGGTGTCAAATTAAGCGCCCGCAGCTATCAACGTGAAGGACATCATGCTTGTGCGCGTGCCTTCGTCTGCGTTGGCTTCCATTGAAACGGAGCCGAACTGATAAAGCAGTGTCGAAAGATCATCGCGGGCATCAATCGCAGCTTTGACCGTCGCAATGTCCAGCAACCACGAAAGGATCGTGCCAGCCTTGGTCTTGTGCTGTTCTGCCGTCAAATTGCCGTCCTGGGTGATGTAATGCACGGCGACTTCGCAATCCATCCAGCCGGGAAGGATGATATCGCGGGCGGACATACTCACGCATTCGCAGACGATGCGCGGAGTTTCGAGTTCTTCCGCGCTTTGATGCGCAGACACGACTTGCAGCCCCTCCATGACGAGATCCGTGAGAATGCTTGTGATGTAAGCGGCGAAGGCGTCTTCTAGCTTGTGGTTGAGCGGTGTGTAGTCGGGCATGATTATTTAGGGATTCGTTTTTTTAGAGCCGCTGTGATTTCGACTTGAATGCGCTTTGCAATTCGATTGGCCCGCTTTCGGGAGTTCAAAACCCATTCAACACGCCTACCAACGTCTGCCTCAAGAGCGTATCTTGCCGGGTTTGTCATTTTGACGACGTAGCTACTTTCGCCAAGTATGATTTCAGCGGTTCCAGATGCGTGCTTTTTCACAATCGGCGGAGTCCGCACCTTCAGCTTTTTCGCCGCTTCGTGCCATCCTCCAATCAAAATGCCAATCTTTTCATAAACATACTTCTTGTATGCCTCAAATGCAGTCACACTGACGACCATTTTATCGACAAACTTCCACCTTCCAATGTCTCGCGTCCTTCCGCCAGCTTGTGTCATGCGGCCATTTTTCCAGTATCGCTGATGATGTGTGAACATTGTTTCAATAGATGCGTCAGGCCGAAATAAAGCGCGTTCACATCCGAAAACCCTACCGTCTTTTGTGACAAATAACCGGACGTCATTTCCAAGGCCAGCGTCTAAACCTGCTTGAATTTGAGCTGTTAGCCCGTCATTCAAAACAAAAAAGATGCCGCCTCTATTGTTGCCTCCTACAAGATCGCGGTAAATTTTAATCTTCGCCTGTTTGATTGCAGACACGCCATTGTCTCCACCTGAGCGAATAGGCTTATTGTTGCTGCCGGGCGGTGTGATTGCGATGATGTCGCGCACGAAGCCCATTGCGTCGGTGCGGACTACTTTATCAAGAATCTTTTTCTTGTCGGCTTCTGCAAATGTCGCAAAGGCAGCTTTGAGTTTTGCAACGTCAACCTTTGCTTTGACTGCAATCATAGGCTTACCCCTTGATGTCGAGCGACATCGCAAGATGCGCAATCGCAGGAATGACTGCTGTGCCTGTGGCTGCATCATTACAAGCAACGGCAACGCGAATGTCGAGAACATTGCCAGCGGAAAGCCCTGCGCTTGTCACTTCAAAATTCTTGATTGCGAAGCTCGTAGAGTTGATGCTTTGCGCGGCGGTGCTGACAAGATCGGAGCCGCCCACAGTTGCATCAAGATCGAGTTTGTAGGCTTCAAAGTCGAGCGTGCAGCTTGTGCTTGCGGCTGTCGTTACCATGCCTGCATTCGCCACGATTCGCACGGATTGACCAGCGACGTATTCGGGAGGTAAAACGAAAAGGAAGCGAGCGTATCGAGTCGTTGCGCCGAGTGCTTTCAGGTCGCCGCCTGTGACATATGGCGCATCTGTTCCGTATGTGCCGCCAGTTGAAATGCCGAGGTCATCATTTGCAGCGGCGGAGATGGGCGAGGCAAAGGCATCGTGAATACGCATCAAAGCCGGATTGATTCCATACTCTTGAAAGTCGTTTTGAATCAACGTGCCGCGAGTTACGCCAGGCAATAGCAAGCCATCGACTTGCAGATTGCCAGCGATTGAAACGTCTTCAGGAAAGCGAACGGTAGCCATATATTGAGAGCCTTTGTCAATTTACGGCCTGTTCAGCGCGGATGATCCATCGCGTCTTTAGCGGATCTGGCTTGACGCCATCCGATGAAATGCGGAATAAGTCAGCGTCGTGCGTGATCGTAAGCCGTTTGTTTTTACCGAGCGCAATCAGCGTTGCCTCGTCAATCGCGCTGTATGGCAGATGGAAAGCGGCGGTCTTAACCTGCTTGAATCCTCCTTTGGCGTCCTCAACAGAGCCTCGAGAAACAACGGCGGCGCATTTGTATTGCGTGCCTGCAATTGTGACGACGCCGGGATGTGCTCGCATGAGTAAATCAAGCGCGTGTTTTGCGGACTGTGAGAGTAGAGCCTTCATGGTAAAAAGAAACCGCCGCCCGCGACACGACACGCGGGCGGCGGCAATGCCACATGAACAACACTGTTGTCAGCGTGTCAAACAAGCAAGAAAAAGCCCGCCCTCGTTTGCACAAGGGCGGGCGATTAGTCACGCGGGACGCTCCCGGCTTTGGACTAACCGAGAAGCACGGCAGCGTGTGCGGACTTGAGAACCTGCCAGCCCCAGAGAGCGTGGATGCGATAAAGCACCATGCCGTCGCCAGGATAGACGCGGAGGTCGAAGCTGATGCCGGTGCGCGGATCGGTGACAACCTCGTTGTCGATTGCCATGTCGCCTTCGGACGGGAAGATCGGCAGGCGGGTGGCAAGAACGATTGCGTCAGAGCTGAATGCGATGTTACGGGCGCTGGTAGCGTTGACCGTGACTTCTGCATTGTTGGCTACTGCCGCCACAAGGCCCGGCTCCTGAATCACCACGACGTTCGCAGCAAGCGCCGTTTTCACGACATACTTGTGAGAGCCGATGGTGATGACATCACCCGCGAGGATGGTGCCGGTGCCAGTGTCGAGAGTCAGCGAGGTTGCGCCGACTGCGTAGCCAGAGGCTTCGTTGATAAGGTAACCGGAGCCGGTGCCAGCCGTTGCGTTGTTGATCTGCGCAGACTCACGGACAGAGAAGCCGTGAAGGTTGAGCAGTTCGCCGTCACGCAGCGTCATGGCGGTTCCAGCTTCGTTCGCTTTGGTCAACTGACCCAGTGTGCGAAGTGCAGCGCCTGCGGTGGTGTTGATGACCAAAGAACGGCCGGAGAGCGGAGCGCCGTTGTCGTCCAGAATCTTGCGAACCTGGGCGGGATCAGCAAGCGTGGAAGCGAATGGCGTGGTGCCTGCGGTGCCGTAAGCGCGGGAAGCGCCCTGGGCCAGTGCATCACACACATCGTTCTCCATTTCGTTGACCAGAGCGCGGAAAGCCTGGGCGATTTGGTTCTGGCGGATGGTGAGAAAGCCGGGGCCTTGATTCATCGCATAAACTTCCTCGCCGGTCCAACTGAACGCGGCATACTTGTTTTTCGACAAGGTGAGGGAAGCATTGGCAATGGTCTGATCGACTGCGGAAGGCACTGCCATGGCTGGAGTGTATGCCGAGGTGGTGTTTGTCGGAGTCTGCGCAACACGGATGGTCTGGTTAGAGGCGATGCGGTCGGCGTTGGCATCACGGGTAACGCCGGGCAAAGCGCCGACGAGTTCGCGGGACACGATGTCCAGAGCGGTGTAAACGTCTGGGATAAGATTGGAAAGAGTATTAGCCATATGAGTTTGGAATTAGGAGATTGGATCTTCGATGGCGGTTCCGCCTGAATGGCGAAACTTGGCCTTTTCTTCGTCTGTGAGTTTTGCGATTTGTGAAAGGGTGAGAACTAAAGGCAGTTCGGCCTTAGCCTCTTCTTGCTTTGGTGGTTCTTGTTTGTTCTTCGCCATGGCCGGATTAGTTTGTGATCTTGCCTCCGTTGATTGAGAACTCGGAACGCTTAGCCGGAGAAAGAGCGTTGAACTCTTCGCGGGTTAGCGTCTTGACCTTGTCCATCTCTTGCGATGGGGCGGGCAGTTCTGCGAGTTGTTCGGAGCGCAGGCCATGCGCGGCGGCGATTTCAGCGGCAGCGAGGCCAACTGATTTCGCTTTTGCTTCAGCGTCGGCCAGCTTTGCCGTGATCTCGGCTAGCTTATCGGCTTGCGGCTTTAGCGTCTGAACCTCGGCTTTCAATGCAGCGATCTCGGACTCACGATCAATGAGAGCGGCGCTTGCTTTGGCGAGTTCAGCCTTGAGTTTTTCCGAGCCGGTAAAGGCTGCGGTGATTCGCTCAAGGATTCCTTTCGCTTCGACTTCGGGAGCCGTTTCAGGCTCAACCTCAGCTTCTGGCGTTGGGGGAATGGGGGTTTCGATGACCTGGGTTTCAGCCTCAGTTTCGGCGGCGGTGGACATCGGCTTGAAAAGATCAGTGGGAGTGATGGTGTTGGTAGCCATATCCTTTTCGGCGCTGTCAAATAGCGCGGCGGGTAGCATCGTGAACAATGGCGCCCACGATGCTTTGAAGTTTCGCGCCTTAGTGCTCACGACGGCATCGGCAAAACCGGCATCGACCGCCTCTTGCCCGAAAAACCACGTGCCCATCTGCGCTTTCATCAAGTCGCGGATCTCGTCCTCGTCCTTGCCGGTGCGCTTTGTGTAAAGCCCGACGATGCGGTCCTCAAACTGGCGCATGAGCTTCGTGGCAGCGTCCATTTCATCGGCGTTACCCATCGCGCCGCCGGTGACTCGGTGAATCATCACGCGGCCATTTTCGGCAATGTTGATCGTCTTACCGGCAAGCATGATGACGCTTGCCATGCTTGCAGCTAGCCCGGTGATATTGACCGTGATTTCAGCGCCGGAGTTTACAAGCGCATCGTAGATCGTGAAGCCGTCGTTACAGTCGCCTCCAGGGCAATCGAGGTTCAGCGTGATCGTTTTCGCGTTCGGAATCGCCTTGAGCTGATTTGCGAAGTCTCGCGCCGTTACTCCGAAATAGCCGATCTCGTCGGTGATGTCGATTGTCAGCGAATCAGCGGAGGCGCGAAAAGAGAACCATGTCTGCGAGGTCATGCCTTGTTAGGCATGTCAAATAGGCACAAAAAAGCCGCGCTTTTTAGGGCGCGGCTGTTTTTTGAATCAGCCCCATTGTGATGCCATCGCTTGCGCAATTCCCGCGTATGTCGTGCTCCTTAGCTTCCATCGGTCAGGACTTGGCGGCATTTTGTGGATGCGTTGTTCGCGGCCTTCCACGATGTTTGTGGGTTGCAGCTTTGGTAGTCCTTTGAGCCAGAGGCACGTTGCCTTTGTTTCGCCATGCCCAAATTGCCATGGCTGAATTGTCTGATCAGGCTTGCGCCAAACGCTCGACATAATGCAAACCGGATTCTCGATGGCGATTCTGGGGACTGGCGCATCTGCCAGCCGCATGAAAAAGTCGATTGCTTGCTGTTGTCTGCCGTCCGCCCGTTTGGCCGCAAAATGCCTAGCGCCGCTTACTGCAAGATGAGTGCAAGGCGGGTGAGCAATCATCAAATCGAAACTCGCCAAATCGAGGTCGAAAACATCGCCCTGATAATGCGGCCCCGGCTTGTCTGTCGGCAGCAGGTCGCAAGACATTGCGTCATGCCCCAATGCGCGGAATGCGTCCCTCACTGTGCCGCTGTATTCACATGCAATTAAAATTTTCATCGCGGCATCTTTGCAGATTGCCACTTGTCCAGCAAGCGCCTTTTTAACTTTTTTATTTTACGGCCTGGTGAGAGGCGTAATCGCAGGTTGCCGAGGGTTCCAGTCGGGCATGAGGTCACTCAAGCCGCCAGCGAGTCCCTTCTGCGCAGCGAGGCCAGATGCGTGCGCGATGATTTCGGCCTGAATTTCGAGCTGATCCTCCCAATCTTTACCGGCCTCAGCGAAAATGTCCGCATGGGTCAAAGCTCCGACTTTCAGAGCGGCAATCTTGCCGTTTAGTTCGCGGCCCCGGTCGATTGTGAGGTCTGCGCACGGAATGGCGATGTTATTCCACCATTGTTCGTCGTCTGGCTCCGGCAAAGCTCCGCGAGCGATGTCTGTTCCGATGATCCAGAAGTAATGCTGCTGGACGATGGTCAAAAGGTTCAAGAGTTCGATCTGAATCCACCTTTGAAGCAGCGCCATGTGGAATCGGACTTCCGGCCCGCCTGCGCCAAGCATGGCGAACGTTGCGGAGGGCGGCAAACCGAGGCCGAGGCTCATTTTAGTGAGCAGACCCTTAACTGTTTCACGATCATTCGGCCCATTGCTGTCCGCCGAAATGACTCCGTAATCCTCGCCAGCTTCAAGCGTGGCAATGCCGGTGCGATCTGTGACGCCTTCCACGTTGATGAGCGTCGTTTGCGTCGTTTCTACGCTGGCCGCGCTTGTATTCGTGACGTTTACTCCGGTTTCAGTGTGCGGCGATTGATAAACGCCAAGTCCGAGGTTGCCGCTGATGTTCTGGTGGGCGCGTTTCTTGTAAAGCCCGATGAATTGCCGCCGCTTAATGCCTAACTTTGCGTCCAAGTCGATTTCAGCAACGTCATGCAGGTCGTTTACCGCGTGAGTAAAGCGCGGCATAGGACGAAGCTCCGCCGCATCGGAAAAGTCGCCGTAATACATGGCGTCGCTCGCTCTAACTACGGTGCTTTTCGACATATCGGACGGGTCAACGAGGTTATAGCCCGTATGCGCCATGAGATTGTCGTGATAGATGCCATCGCGTAGGTTGCTGATGTCTTGCCGATTGCCGGAGTCGATCTGATGTCCGCCGTAAATCAGAATCTGACCCGCTCCGCTTTGCGCGTAGGTCTTGAGCGTCAAAATATCGCCGTCACGAATTGAGCCGCGACTGAGAGCAAGCTGCCAACGGGCATGATTGAACTTGCCGAGGCGGTCGAAAACGGATGGCGTCTTGATTCTGTTTTTCCAATGACGTTCTGCGATTGCATTCCACGCCTTGTCTTTCGTGGCCGGTTGCAGCTGATAAAAGCCGATGAGGTTAGCCAAGCCATTAACCAGGAAGCGAGCATAGCCATCATTGATAGCAAGCCAGCGGCATTTACGAAGGACCGTCTTCCGAGCGCCTCCTGTGAGCACGCGAGACGTATCAAGCGGCGCATAGTCCATCGTGCCGCGATTCGGCGTCCATTTCGCCGCCTCTACGCCAGCCGTGCCGCTGTAATGATTCAGGACGTCGGTGACTTTGCCGAGGCCTGACACGGAATGAAGCGGACGCGGTGCCGATTTAACGATTGCCTCTTGTAATGCCCGCATCTTGGCGCGGTGCCTTGATCGGTGCGAACTCATGTCGAGGTGATGCGGGTGGAAAAGTCCAGTTTGAGGCCCGATGCTGGAGCCGTGCGCGTGTTGCCGCTGATGATATTCAGCTGGCGAATCGCGAGCTTGAGCGCTTGCCTGCGTTCTTCCGGCGTGCTGCCGCGAAACTGCATCGAGTGAGTCGCGCCTTCAAAGCTCTGCGATGTGACTTCCGCGCTTTCTCGGTTTTCGGCGGCTTCGTTGTAACGCTCTTTTAGCCATGCCAACTGCGCGGCATAGTCAGACGCGCCAAATTGAAGTTCGGCGTGGAAAAGGTAGTCGTCTTGTAGAGCGCGGATGTCGGCCACGCTGTAGGAGAGGTGTCAAATGCTACCCGTGAGCTTGTGCGCGATACCTTTTTTGATGCGTGATTACCTCCAAGCATCGGACCACGGCCCCAATCGGTCCTTCGCCTCTGCATGTGATATGCTCGCCTAGGCTACCAGATTGAACGGTTGCCAAGTATTCGTTCGACTCTCCGGTTATTGACGATTCGATGCAATCGAGGGTTAAAAGATCTTCACTGACATTGCCGCCGCATTCAAACAGCCCTTTTGCCGCTTCTTCATATCCTAAACGCTCAACCCATTCAGACTTTGGAACGCTTTTCCAAATATCTGCCGCCGCCTCCATTGCGAGAGCGTGTGCGACTTGTTCAGATGGCCCATCTTCCTCGCGGATGATTTCGCCCTGCTCAATAATTGAATCAACGATGGCTAAAAAATGCTTTTGCCTTTCGCGCTCTCCTTTCGGGCTTTTGCCGATGAACATCTTTTCATATAACCAATCATTGTCACCAGTGGCCCCGAGGTATTGAGCGATGAAATCTGTTGAAGCGCACCCGTAAAATTGATGCAATGAAGGAATCTTGAAATTGTCTTCATGCCATTCAATGATTTCAGCCATTAAGGCGTCCTTTTCTAAGATTTTGGCAAACAGTGCTTTTAGTTTCGTGTTCATGTTTTTTGTTTGGTTTGATTAAATGATGTTCCAGAAGGTTTGAAGGCTTCGGAGCAAAGCAGTCCCATTGCTGGGATACTGCTAAGCGTAATTTGTTCCGTCAGGAATCAGGATCATCGCTTTGACGTTTTCAAGCCGTTAAACTCTCTCCGTTCGGCTGTCTCAGTAAAGACGGATCAAACGAGTTTAACGCAGCCCTAGGCGTGAACCTAGCGACTTTTGCACGGCTGATTCTGCGGTCCACCGTGCGCCGATTTGAAGGCTGAATTGAGCGGGCAGGATTTGAACCTGCATCTCCTCGACTATGCGCCGAGTGTGCCACATTACACCACGCGCTCAATTCAACCTTCGGAGAGCAGAATTCAGCGGGCAAACTTCAACTTTCGTGGTTTGCGTGCGGCCTATTCGGTTCGTCCTTTGGTGTCGGAGTGACCTGCAATTTTCCGCTGAACTCTGCTCTCATGCCTTCGCCAAGTGACCGACTTTTTCAGGATCGAGTATTGACTCTAAAACGGCAAGCAAAGAGGCCGACTCGTGCTAGAAAGTCGGCCTCAGAGGGTTTGCCTGTGGGTCGGATGGCTCCTAGCACAGAGCAAACCTATTTACTGGCGGGATAATTGACCACTTGCGGCGGATGGCAAGGGATTATTACTTCCTTCATGATCTTCATTGTTCCCATCTCTGGCCCCCATTCGCTGATTTCCGATTCAGCGGCTTCGCGGGTTGCGTGCTTATGCCCGCTCTCCCATTTAGTGCCGTCTAGTTTAGTGCCGCGCACAAACCATTTAATAGTTTGTGCGGTAAAGTCTTGATGGATTCGCGGCATACTTAAAGCACTTCAATTTCGCCACCAGCGAAGTTTTTCTTGTAAAGCCAAGTCGGGCAAATGTGCATCTTGGCGGGCGCTTCGTTCGTGTAGAAATCGTTTTCCACTTCGACAAGCTGGCTCTTTGGTAGCCATGCAATGCCATCGTAAGGGTTGCCGCATGCGTTGAATTTGACCGCTTTGAACGCGAGCGCCTTTTCGCTTTCCTTCACTGGTGACTCAAGCAGCATGCCGATTGCCATGCCGCCAAGTGCAAGGTATTCCGAAACTGTCTTGATTGATTTGATGTTTTTCATGGTGTCGTGTGGAGTTGCGTTGCGACTCCATATTTCCACACTTCCGCCGATACATCAAGTGGATTTTGCACTTTTTTGTTTTACGCTGGCTTGTGATTGCCGCACGTCCAGCGGTAGCCGTCTGGCGTTGGCGTTCCGCAAGTCGCATGCTTTGTGCATCCCTGCTCGTCGCAGCAGGTGTGCAGCGTTTGCTCGCGGCACTTCGGGCACGCAATGAGCGTATCGCCTTCGTTAAATGGATCGGGAGCGCGGAGAGCTTCAGATTCGGGGCCGCACCATCGACAGCGCCATTCCTCACATACTAACCAATTAGTATCTTTTGTTTTCATATTTTTGAAATGGCGAAGTCATTTTTTTATCCTCCTCACGCACAATTCGCACGATCTGGGAAATCTCATCCTGGGTAAGGATCAAAGCGTGCTCGGTGTAAAGATGCACCCATAGGCGGTGCATCCATGGCAGGGTAAATGCCGGATGGGGTGTCAGAGGCTCAACAGGTGGCCCGCACGGGCGTTGTGTGACTACAGGCACAAGCTCCGGCTTTTTCGTTTTGGTTTTCAACGTGTTTTGAGTTTGCCCGATGTGGGCGCTTAATTTGGGAGCTTGCGCCTTTTCCGCTTTGGCGCGATGCCGCTTTCATCTACAGCTTTCCTTGCCATACGGTGACAAGGGCTGCCGTGAGTTGGCAGCGTTTCAGTCTCTATGCAAGAGGCGAAAACATCTACCATAAGCACAAGCCGTTCAAATAGTTCGTCTTTGTCGTGTTTTGTTTTCATCGTGTGTTAGGTATTCCCGAATCCGTAAAACTGCGAGCGGACATCGCGGATGATGCGATGTCCTTTCGAGCAGTCGCCATAGTGGTCGTTTGCGACCGGCTTCCAGAATTTGATTGAGCGTGCGGCGGTCTGCTTCGATTTCAATTCCTGCCCGCAGTGGCCTTCGATGAAGTCGTTGCCTACGTTCGCGGGAATCCACCAAAGCGGCGACGAGCGGCGGGCGATGGCGTCAATGTAGAGCGCGACTTTGTGGAAGAAATCGACGTAGGTATAGAGAAGCAACGTCGGCCATGTCGGGATTCTCGCAGCATCAACGGGCTTTCCAAACTCGGCGCTTGATCCCTTAATAGGCCACAATCGCCCGCCAGAGTTCGCGCAGGCACGATAGACGCGCTCCGTTGCATAACCGGAGTCAACTACGCCAGATGTGATTCTAACGCGCTTCTCGCTGCCTTTAATCGGGTAGTCCTTGCGGATGATCGAAAGCAAGTCCTCCACGGCTAGAACCATTCCGTAATCAATGACGTAGCACTGCCCGTCATGCCCTGTCGCCTCAACCGTCCAGTGCGTTGCTTTTTCGCCAACGTCTGCGCTTAGCGTTACGTCAACAGGATCAATCGGGCATTCGCCAAGTAGATAGTAGTTTTCACCGATGGCGCGGCAGGCTCTGACTTTCTCTTCGCTCACGCTGTATTCTTCATGGCTCCATGGGAGGCCGAGATACTGGTTGTAGAAATCCTGCTTGCCCGCCAGCGTGTTCTTTTTCTGTAGCCAAAGCGCGGCCAAGTCTCCAAACGAAAGGAACGGTGAAAGCAGCGAGGGAAGGTGAATGCCTTTGTCTTGCGGAGACGCGAAAGGATTCGTTGCGACTGGTTGGCCCGCCCTGACCATTTCGTTTCGCTGTGAGCTTGAAAACTCGCACCCGTTCACAATGCAGACACCATAGGCCGACTGGCGAACGGCTTCGATGTTCCAGTTGCCTTTGGCGTCTTTGTGATCGCTTGACCATTTGACCGACTTGAAAAAGTCGAAAACCTGCGGAGCTTTGCAGACGGGACATTCGACATTCCAAAGGTGCTGAGTGCTGTTGATCCAGCTCATCCAGATTGGCCCTTCCTCGGTCGTGCAAGTGGATCCGCGCACGATCTTATCTACGCCGCGATAGCTAAGCGTGCGAGCCTCTGCAATGCCTAGGAAGCCGTGCGGCCATTTGTCCACTTCGTCATTCAGCAGGTAACGAATCGGGCGAGATGCGAGGTTGTTTTCAGATTGAGCGCCGGAAAGCTTTACCGTCATGGAAAGAAACGCTTGCTCCATCTTCTTCATCGCGTCCCGGTTCTTTGGAATCAGAGCGGCGATGCGTTTGCAGTCGTTCAACCTCGGCAGCCATTCGCGCTCGCTCCAGCTTTGCGCGTTGTCCGACGTGGACGTGAGAAACAAAGCGGGGCCGGGATCTTCTGAGATTGCCCACATCAAAGCATTCGCTAGAAACGTCGTGAATCCGATTTGGGCGCCTTTCGGCGCTGAGATTGTGCGGACTTCGGGATCTCCGAACCATTCGTGGCACGGCTTCAGGTAGCTTGTAAACGTCGGATCATAAAGCCCTGGGCGATTCGTGAACCGCTCCGACATCCAGATTTCATTCTGGCAAAATTCCAAAATCTCACGGCGCGTGCGAGGTTGCCAGAGTTCTATGAGCTGTGCGCGGATGGAGTCGGGTTTCATAGTTTGAACTTTTCGCTGCGGCAAACGGTGCTCGCTTAGGCTCGATTGTTGCCGAGCTTGGTGTTCTCCTTCTTGGCGTGAGCCGGGGAGTATTTGATGCACAGTTCTATCAGCCGTTCTTTGCTGGCATTTGTCCATGCAGCCCAGTGAGATAGTGCGCTGTCCACGTCCTTTTCGCGTTGTATCCAATTTGTGAAGTAGTGGACAGAGATGCTTCCTTGGCGCAGTTGCACGATTTCGCCGCGTTCTGCCGTCGTCGTGTAGTAGAGCCACAGCGGTTCTGCGTCCGCGTCCATGCTGAGTTCATCGGACACATCGACGGCTTTCTGTGTCTTCAACACTTTGCCAGATTGTGAATCGACGAGGCCAATATCGTGCTTTTTGAGTCTGTGATTGAGCGTTTTCATACGAAGGAGAACAAGAAAAATGCAGACAACCGCCGACGGTCATCTGTGGTGTTTGCTACGCCATCGGCGGCGGTGTCTGATTTTTGTCGTTCAGCGAAGAAATTGCCGCAGCCATCTTGTCCATGACAGCTTCAGCCGCCACATGTCCGCGATGTTTCAGAAGTTGCCGGATGCGGTGCTTCAGCTTGTTTTCGCTGCGTTCGAGCGCCTTGGCGTGTTCCTCCATCTTTTCGAGGTTGTGCCAGTCTTGCCAGTTGTTCCGCTTTATCTCGTCGGTGAGAGCGTCGGTCTTTGGGGTTTCCGCCAGACGCTCAACCAAAGAAGACCGAGAACAAGTCGGTCGAGAGCAACGGGCGGGGCGTTCTGATTTCGGTGTTTTCACGGCAGTTATTGAGTCGGGGGCTTCGGCGACGCGGCGTTGCCCGCCCGTGCCTCACCTATTGCGTTCATTTATTAAGGTCAATTTCCTGCGCCGCCGCACAAATCGCGGCAACTTCTTTGTCCATCGCGGGTTTAATCGTGTCGCGCATGTCGTCCGGCACAACAGCCATAAGACGACGAGGGAGTGCTTCTAGCATCATCTTCACTCGCGTTACATACGCGAAGATGACTGCCTTCGGCACAAGGTCGCCTGCCTTTTCGAGAATGTCGGGATTGTCGGCGCTGAGCTTTCGCAGCCCATCACGCTTTTGATCTAGGACGCGATGAACAATCGCGGCATCGCCAAAGTCGTTCGCATCTTCAAGCTGATGAGCTTTGTGAGCTAGACGTTTGCATTCAGCGCGGGCGCGGAAAATCTCAGCTTCGATTCCTTCACCTAGTCCGTCGTCGTCCACCTGCGGCAACGGCTCCGGCGCTTCCACTTCCTTTCTCGGCCTGCCACCCTGCCTTGCCTTTTTCCAATCTAGCCAGCGGGCGTCGTTGTCCTTCCGCCATGCCGAGACGGTTCTGATCGTCACGTCATACTCCTTCGCGCAAAGGCGCAAGAGGCGAACATCGTCGGTGTTGCGGGTCACTCCTGGCATGCGTTATCTCTCCTGTAGTTTGGCGACAAACGCTTCGATTTCTTCGATTGCTTCGGCGTCTTCGTACTTCTCCCAGAGGTAGTCATTGCCAAACTGCGAGCGCCGGTCGTCGTATTCCTCCCACAGTTTGAGCAGGGCTTTTTCAAGCGCGGCGATGCGTTGGGTTGTTTCAGATTCGCTCATTGTCTATAGGATTTATAGGGTTTTGGTTTCCTTGAACTATTTGATTTTACATGCTCAAAAAAGGCGCTAGACGCTTAATC